TTTTCTGAAATTTTTACTTTATGAATAACTGCCTCCGCATCGTCTAATGAGGTAGCCGTATACGGGACAATTAATTCATCTGCGGGTACGAACTTAGATACTGCTCGTCCCATTGGTACATCGTAATATACCTTTTTAAAAGTTGATCCAGCTAGTGGTAGATGAAATAACATTGAGTCAAACTCAGACTCATACTCTTTCATTTGATCCATAACTAAATAATTCATAAAATCTTTAACACGATTTGCTTGTTGTTCTGTTGCAGGATTTTTAATACCAATAACTTGTGTTCTTACAGGTCCATCTGATGGTAATAATTCTTTGTAAGCTTGCGCTTGAAACTGTGTAACTGCTTCTGCAAGAACTGGGTGAGTTGCACCGCTAGCTCCTTGAAACGGTTCTGTTCTATTTTCATATTTAAAACCTAAAAGATCTAACCCTGTTATGTATGCTTGCTCCCATTCTTTTCTAGAAGATTTGTAGTCCATATAGTTTTGAGTCATCTCGTTTCCGATTGGCTCTAAAACATCATCAGGTAAAAGTTCTGCTAAGTTATCAAAGTGTGATTCTGTTCCAGGTACGTTAATTGATCCTGGTTCGTAATCTAAAGTTACACCACCATCTTCTTCTGGGATAACTTCGATTGGTCCTTTTTCTTCTACTGGTTCCTGAACAGCAACTTCTTGTATTTCCTCTTCCGAAGGAATTTCAAGTTTGTTTCTAGTGTTCGGGAGTCCTTTGTCTATTTCTGCCATATATACTCCTAATAGTTTCTAACACGGTTTTTAAGGGATAGCAACCCTTGTGGATTAGGTCCTGATACTGGTGGTCTGCCTGATGAATCACCAGCCATTTTAGCTATACCACCGCCTGCCAAAGGTTGTGAGAAAACACCTTGTGTTCCGTAGACCTGTTCTGGGCTAAATGCATCCGCTGATTCTGACAAGGACATTGATTTTAAAAGATCTCTATAAGCCTCCACATCTCGAGGAGATGCATCAAAACCTTGTTCTTTAAATTGTTTTGAATAATCCTCTATACCAGAAGGTGTGGCTGTAAATAAATCTGTTGGCATTCGCGGAAGCATTTTTAGATTTAGATCTATTTGACTTGGTTGTTTTGGAAATATTCTGGTAGATTCTGTATCTGTATAATCACGTATTCCAGGTATACCGTCCATCTGATCTTTTAATGATTGTTTTGCAGAATCTGATTTAGCCCTCTCTGCGTCAGCAATTTCTTGTCCTCGTCTATCTACGAACTGAACTATGTCAGATGATACAGTGTTTTTTTGTAGTTCTTGTTCTGCTGCTTGCAGCTGTGCTTGTGTCATTTGTATATCTGAAGTTAGATCACCAACATAACCTTCACCACCTTGATCAGTTATATTTTTAAGATTTGCTAATTTATTTTGTAAAGAATCTACCAAAGCTTGACTATTTCTAAACTTATCAACAGCTAATTTTTGATCAGCATTTTTACCAAATTTTTCTGCTTCTATACCTGATGTAAAATCAGTTGCACCAAATGTAAATGAATCTATAGATTTTTTTAATGCATTCAATGGTTCTTCACCCAACGCTGTTCTAAATAAAGATTCACCTGCTACAAAAGCAGCCTCCGGTATTATACCATATTTAGTAATAGCACGTAACACATTTTTACCTCCGCTTAAAAGTCTTGCTGCGTCTTGTGCTTGATCTACTGTTTTAAGTTTTCCCTCGTTAAAATTTTTTATACCACTTTCAAAACATTTATTTAACCCTGGTGTTCCAGTTTGATATCCTATTCTACCACCATCTTTTTTTCCTTTTTTACCAAAAGTTACAGAACAACTACCATCACCAAACGATGCTATTATATTTTGAATACTTTTTAATTCAGATGGTTTTATTTGTGTAAAAGTTTGTTGTGTGCTTATATTTGCTGTTTTAAATAATTCAGGGTTTTTTTTCGCGTAGTCTTGAAAGTTTTTATTTAAAGAGCTTAAATTTTCTAAAGACTTAACTATTTCATCTTTAATATTTAGTTTTTGAAACTCTTTTACACCATATTTAAAATTAGTTGCATCATCACTAATTTTACCAATGTTAAGTTTTAAATCTCTTGCTATTTTTTCTACAGCTTTCTTTTTCTTTAAATTATTACCTTGTATGGCTTTTTCGTATTGCAAAGACAGTGTATCTTTAAAACCGTTATTAAGATCTGCTTCTAAAACATTTACTCTAGTTAACTGATCTGTAGTTGCATTAAATAATTTATTTAAACTAGATTTAGATAAAGGGTGATCAAGCTCAAAATTTATGTTTGGATATTTTTTATTGATAGCATCTCTTAATTGTCTATATTCATTTAAATTTTTCTTAATAGCTAAAAATTTTTTAGGGTTATATTTATCAGATGTTTTACGACCAAACGCATCAAAAAATAATTCATCGATTTTATTTCTTTCATATTTAATTAATTTTGATTTCCATAATTTGTTTAAAGCATTATCAGAAAATTTTGGATCATTGGGTATCCAATCTAATTTATCTTTTGTTTCTTTACCTATTTCACGACTGGCTTCTACTATTCTTTTCTTATAAATATTTGTTTGCAAACGTTTTGCTTGATCTTTCAATGTTGCCATTGAAATATTATTCGCTTTTGCAAAAGTTTTTGGATCAAAAAATTCATTTTGATTTGTTGCTTCAATTAATTTTATCTGAATACCTTGTTCTTTTGGTATTCTTTTCTTAACTCTAGATCTGCTTCTTGATTCTTGTTCTGGTAAAGCAGAACCAAAATCTCTTAATTCTCTAAATATTTTTCTCCTAGTATTTGCAAATTTTTCTCCTCTTAAAGCATCATAGTCTTTATAACCTAGTTCTTTTGCTGCTTTATCTAGGTTGTCTTTACCAAATTTATCTTGAGCTATTTTTAATCTTCTTTGATACTCGGCTTCACCACCTTTATTAAACTCGATCCTTTCATCTTGAGCCATGGCTGGTCGCGTTAGATACGCTAACATTTGTTTCTGTCTATCTGGACGCATTACTCTCCTAACATTCTAGCGATACCGCCTGATGCAAATTCATCAGCTGCATCTTCTGCAGCACGTTCCGCTGCTAACTCTGTTTGAAATTCAGCTTCTCCTACTTTTTCTTCACCTCTAGATAATTTTGTTTTTTTACCTGTTACGTATTCTTCCATCTGACGAGTTTTGCCTTCTAACATATCATCGACTGTATCAGCTATAACATCCACTGACTCAGAACCTCCATCAGGATCTGTTGCGTATACTTCTACGTCGTTAGCAACAAATTCTCCTTTTGATTTTGTTTGCATTTTTGCGTCGCCCTGAACAAAAACATCAGCTCTTCCTGTCTCAGGTCCTCTTTTACCTGGTGCAGTGTAATTCATTGATACTGGTTGAGAATAGTCATTTTCAAACATCACATCAACATTACCATCCATATCATCAACCCGCACACCGGGAACTTTATCATTCGTATATGTTGTGTATATTCTCTCATCAGTATCTACTCTTTTATAATAATCCATATGATCCGGATTGTTTGCTTTATATTCTGAGGTTCTAGCAACATCAGAAAAATAATTTTCACCTTTACCTTCTTTAAATGCCTGATCAAATTCTTCCTTACTGACCTCTACTTTTTTTGTTTTAAATACATCCTTTGCTTTTCCCTCGTCTCTGAATTTATTTATAAACGACGGGAACCAATCTGGCATCTGTGTTGTGGTATCTGTTAATTTTGTTACAGGTGTTTTTATTGGTGGTATATTTTTAACAGCATCAGCACCTTTACCAAAACCTAATAGTCCTGTCTTCAGTGCAGTAATACCCGCACCAGCTACTCCCATTGTTTTTAAAAATGCTCTACGTGCTTTGTCTATTGATCCTAACTTATAACCAATACGACCGCCGTCTGCTTTCTTCTCTGTAACTACCATTTCAATAAGTTCATCAACACTTTCATTACCTTTTAATTTTTTACCAATAAACATTTCTGCCATGCTATAATTAATACCACCATCTTTTGTTTTAATTCTTGAAATTAATTCTGCTGCTTTTAGTCCTGCAGGCATGTCTGCAAAGTCATCATACATACCATAACCACCCGGACCCATCATATCCCGAGATCTAATAAATGGTTCAGCATCTTTTTTGCTAATGTTTTCTAAAAATTTTAAATCAATTGGACCTTCTCTAAATCTTTCTACATCAAATTTTGGTTTAGGTTTACCTTTTAATAATTCTAAAAATCTTTTACCTAGTCCTGCTCTAAACCCTGCACGTCCACCTTGTGCCATGTCTTCTGGATCAGGCATACCTCTTTTTTGTTCTGCTAATCCTTCAAGTGCTTCATCGTAAAGATCCATTTGTTGTTTTTGATCTAAATCATAAAATTCTTTACCAAATCTTTTTTCTGCTAAATCATCTGCAACCAGTTGTGCATCGTATTTTCTATCTCCTGCAAATCCTGGTGAAGCATTGTCGATTGCTTCGTCTATCTCGGTCATTTTGTTTTTTATATTTCCAACACTTTTTTTGTTTTCTCTATTGATTCTAGCAGCTATCTCTGCTTCTGTTTCAGCTTGCTTGCCTCCCATTGGTTCATAATCATCTACAATTGATTTTAAATCGTCTAACGGACTATCTGTTAATTCTTTACCACCTATAATATTTTTAGTATTTTTTATCTCTTTACCTTCCATGTCCATAACTTTTGCAGATTTTGTAGATGTAATTCCTTGTTGCACGTTTCTTGGTGCTTCTATTTGTTTAATAATATTATCTACTTGATCAGGTGTTTTGATTGCACTTGGATCAATACCATTTTTAATAAGTCGTTCGACTGTTATATTGACATTAAGATCTAATAATTCTTTTTTAGGTAAAGCTCTTACAACTCCGGTTTGACCCTTCATCATTGTTCGCAATACCCATTGTACAATTGGATTCATTATTTTTTCTTATCCTTTACCTTGGTTTTTATTTTTTGTGAAAGAGGTGTTTGCTGTGCTCTATCAGCTAATTTTTTATTTCTAGTTCCAACTATAAAACCAAATTTTTGAATTTGTTTTTTAAGCTGATTATTACTCATATTTTGAATATCAATATATTCTTCAGGTTGAAGGATTTCTTTTTTCACTTTTCCAATGCCTTTGATATTAATAAATTTATCTTTAAAAAATTTTGGAAGAGATATTTTCTTAGATTCTCTTACAAGATTCATTAACATCTCACCTTTTTCTCCTTTAGAAGTAATCAATTTTTTAACCAGCCCTGCACCTAAAAAACCTTGTCTGTGATATTTATTTGCCATTAATAATAATTCCTTTTACGTTGTTCGACTTTTTCGTCGATATAATCTTCAGGGTGTCCGATCAGACCTCCCTGTCTAAATCGCATGATAGCTTGTGTTGTACTATCAACCAAGTCGTCATGATCACCATAAGGGAAGGCCGCACACTCTTCAATGACGTCGTCTGCGAATTTCTGCTCAGGCGCGTATATCATACCAGATTCAAACAAAGGTGCAACAGCATTTACACGAGCATGCTTATCGTTTCCTTTTGATGGGTTGAAGTTTACAACGGGTATATCCATTTGCCTAAGCTCATAAGTTAAGGGTAGGCCAGATGCTTTCGCTTCAATGATCACTGTTTCAGGCTTCCAATACTCGTACTGTTCAAGGGCCTTACGCCGTAGTTCTGGAAACTCATATCTGCCTTTGACTGCATCTAACAATATCAAACTAGCTGGTTCGTCCTCTGATGGATAAAATATACCCCATGTGGTAATAGCAGAATAGTCTGCTGTCTCCTTTTTTAAAAATGCGGTGTCATAAGATTGTATAACATGATGTAGTTGTGGTATTTCTTCACCGGTATAAACTCTCCACCACTCACGTTTTAATATGGCTCCTTCTTCTGCAGTTGGATTCTGCATCCACTGTGCATTCCATTTGCCCGTGGGCAGTGTCGCTTGTACCTTCTCTAATTCGTCTAACTTCCAATACTCTGGCCATACAGGTTTAGCGTCCTTTGATCCGTGTTCCATGATTGCTGGAAATTCGACCACGTGCCACTGATCAGCTTTTGCTTCTTTTTGATTTTTAATTAACATACCTGTTAAATCTTTTTGTGACCAACGAGTCATAACTAAAACTATTTTACCACCAGGTTGTAAACGCTGACGAGGACCTGACGTATACCACTCGTAAGCTGATTCGAGAGCCGTGGGACTTAGTGCATCTTGCTCACTATGTGGGTCATCGATTATAAGTAAATCAGCACCACGACCTGTGATTGCTCCGCCAACACCAGCTGCAAAGTATTCACCCCCTTGTGCAGTCTCCCACCTACCAGCTGCTTTAGAATCTTCTTGTAATCTAGTTTTAAAAATTTTTGTATAATCTTCCGAGTCGATTAGGTTTTTAGCTTTACGACCAAACCTTACGGCGAGCTCGCCCGTGTGCGTTGCTTGAATGATCTTGAGTTTTGGATCACGGCCCACCATCCATGCTGGCAGGAGATAAGATGCAAACTCTGATTTAGTATGTCTCGGAGGCATGTTAACAATCAAACGATTGATCTCACCTGATGCAAGTTGATTAAATTTTTTTGCAATATGTCTATGGTGTGAACCTTCAATAAAATCTGGCCACATACATTTGACAAAAGAAAGAAAGTCATCTTTGGCTTTGTTCTGTATCTTTTTTTCAGCGTGCATTACTTGCAGCTGTTTATATTTCCTACGTACGTCTGCAGGTAGTTTACTTATATCTATATTATTCAATTCCATAAAAATTTTTTAAAAAATTTTTTGCATCACATTTAGGATGTTCAACATGTTTTTACCAGCTAAAACTCTGTAAATCAAGCTATACAACCTAGAGTAGTGGGACCCCTTTTTACATAAAAGGGGGGATGGGTTGAAGCGATTAGTGGTGTTTGGGATTGGTTCGGGACCCCTCGGGGAGTCTAGCAGATTAAGACAGTCATCATGATACAAGTTAAAACTGGTTGTCCATGTTTAAGCGGCACACCGCACCATGTATCAATACGTTAGTCCCCCGAGAAAACCCCTGGCGCGTTAGCGCCAGGGGTAAGAGAGTTAATCTAATAAAGTCATGTAAGCTTTAGGGTTTAACCTACTAAACTTATCTATGCCTTTTTGCATTGCTTTATAGTCACCTATACGCTCTGCATATTTAACTAGAAAATATGTAGCATACTCTGTAACTGTAAGCATTTCAGATTCACCAGAATAAGGATTAGTAACCTTTGTATCTCTGGGTTCTGTTTTGTTTCTTTCTAAGTCAGTCATACTAGGGATAATATAGGATAAGTCAAGCATTGTCAACCTCTTTTATTTCTGTGGTTGTCCAATCATAATAACCATTGTTATGGGTTGTTTTTACAGGGTCATGGATTGGTGTTTCAAGGCACTCGGTCCTTGGATGTAGTCTAATGAACTCGTCCCAATGCGCAAAAGCAAAGTCATTCCAACAACCTTGAGTACAAAAATGGCTGAACTCATTATTTGCGTTCCATTGGTTTTTAGGAATCTTTCTGGTCCTCAATACCTT